TATTAATCAGTTGTATTCTGATCTTGAAGAGATTCAAAACGAAACAGATAAGTTCTTTTCTTTTGATTCTGTTGCAAGCGGATATATGTATTTTGATAATCTAAACTTTTTAAATCAAAGAGTTAGATCTTTTTACGGTTCTTTTAAATTTTTAGAAGAGCCCACTCAAACACAAGTTTTATTTAGAGTAGAGTCAGAAAACTCTTCAGACTATTTTGAAATATCAACAATTGATAGTGACATTGTTTACTCATTAAAGTATGGATCAGAATCCCCACAAACTCTTGCAACATTTTCTTGGTCTGGAACAGACCCATTTACTGGGATAGCATTAGAAGAAATTTTTTCTATCGGACTGGATATTGATAAAGCATCTAAATATTTTGGTGGCAACGTTGCATCATTTTTTGGTAATATAAATACACTTAAATTTTATATAGGTGGAAAATCAAATCTAACACAAACTTTTACTGGTAAAATATACAAGGTTGGTTTTTGTACAGAAAGAAATCATAAAAAGATTGAATCACTATTTAATGAGCGAGGAATTCCTGTAAATGATGAAAACGTTTTCCATTTATATTCAAATACTGTAGATGTAGAATATAACTCTACAGACGATTATTTTGGAAATAATAATGCAGAGTGGGATCAATTAATTGATTCAGGGGCGGTAGATTCATACCCTATTGATAGGTTTCAAGACCATACTGCAAGTTATACCTTATCCCCAACATCATATTTTGACAGTTATACTCTTGATATAGATATCCAAGGATATTGGGAAGACTACATCCCTCTAACATATTTTTCTCAATTTGTTAAAGATAAAAAAAATAATTCCTATTATGACCTTGACTTGATTCAATTTAACATTAACTATCCAGCACCATCAAACTTTATTGAAGAGGAGCAGACAGGTAGTTGGACATATAAAGAATTATCAGATCAGTATAATCTCCCAGTACAAAGAACTTATGAGTCTTTAGATAATCAACTATTTACAGGGTATTTAGATTATAATGATTTAAAAAATAGAGCGTACAAAAACTACAAGTACGATACTTCAAATTCTTTAGTTAAATCTTATGTAACATTTCAGTATGTTGAAAATGGTGCAAACCTTTTAGAATCAAACTTTATCAATGTAGAAAAACCTTCTAACGACTCTGTTGTTGATCCAGGAAATGGTTGGATAAATACAAAGTATGAAGTTGTAAACAACATGATTATCTATCCTCCAAAAAATGCTGGAGTGCAAGACCTTGCTCTTGTCACACATCTAGATTTTAATGTAAAAGGAATTATAAATAACAAAGTTAAAATTAGAAACCTTGAGTATGCTTCTCAAGCATTTAACTCAACATCACCAAATCCAATTGGCACAAGATTTGGAAATGAGATCTATCCATACAAAAAATCTGGATTCTATTATGATTATAAAGAAAGAAATCCTTTTTCAATTTACAAGGGTAGTTCCCCATACTTATACTTAACAAGATATACTGGAATAGAATTAAAAGGTACATATGATCCAGCAGTTAACCGTGGCCTTTCTATTCCAATTAATAAAGAAATGTCTGCTAATTATAAAGTTATGGCTATGCAGATAGCAATAAGATATGACCAAGACGCATTTCCATATGCTCCAACAGAGATATTTGAAATTCAATCAAGGAATAACCATATTAAATTTTACATGGTAGCCATTCATCCAAGTGGAGAGCGAGCAAAGATTTATGCTATGAATGTAAAAACTGGGAAATTAGAAGACGGTATTGGCTTTTACTGGAATGGAAAACTTGTCAAAGAGCCAGTCGTTACTATAAAGGAGTGGGGATTCCTAGGAATCTCTTTCCCAAACCTATTAGATTTTAGTTCTAGGGTTGGATCAATTAATCTTAATGGACCAATAACATTTAATGCAATATCCTACTACCAGTCAACAAACCTTCAAGAGGTTCAGAAGGTAGACTTTAGGCCATGGTTTGGAGTTAAATACTCACTTCCAGTTACTCTTGAGTGGGACTACTGGAGAACATCTCCTTTTGTGTGGGATGGGGTTTTAATTTTGTCTTCAACAAGTTATTATGGGGTAGATCCTTCAACAATCTACAAGAGTTACACAGGAACCAATAAGATTATTATTGATACCGACAAGGTATTTACGGTTAATGGGTATGAATATACTGTCTATAAAGGTATTACTTCGAAACAAATAACGGCTAATGCTGTCTAATGTGGTATACTTGTTGATATGAATCCTAAAGATCCAACTAAAAAGAAGAAGCAATTGCCCAGAATGAAGGGGCAAGTGGGTGAATCCCGTGCAAAAATTATTGAAAAGCATTATGACTGGGGTCTATATGTTTACAAAAAGGCTAATGGCAAGTGGTTTACAGATGGAACTGGTTCTGTTTTAAACATTGAATCAATGAAAGGTGACATCTTTCAGATATCTAAACTTAAAGAAGCAGCAAAATATTACGGGGATGAAGGAGATGGCGAATGTGTATTCGTACCAGGTCTAACAAGAATCTCAGAAGAAGAGTACTCTGAACAAAAGCAAAGATTGGCAGAAGGATTAATTCCTTCTATGAACGACCTTGGAGCAGTACAAGCAGCCAAGGACACTATTTCAAGATATGGAAGTGATGACTAATGAGTGAAGACAAAGATTTTTTTATTAGAGCAAAAACAGATAGTCCATTGCCAGAAGATGATACTTTTACAAAACAAGATCCATTTAATCAGACATGGGATGTTGTTAAAGACCTTCAAGGTTTAGATGCTAACTTTAAAAGAAGAACTTCTCGCATTGTAAAAGGAGAGGCTACACCAGCATACATTGATAGTTCACGAGCAGAAAGCACAGGTCGTGATGGAGCAAAGTCTAAAGAGATTAACTCAGGAACTGTTTTTAGAAATGCCTATGGTCTTTTCGATGTAATTACTCCCCCATGGAATCTCTATGAACTTGCAAGTTTTTATGACACATCTTTTGCTAACCATGCAGCCATTGATGCAAAGGTTGAAAATATTGTAGGACTTGGATATGAATTTAAAGTTTCTAAAAGAACTATGCTTAAGTTAGAAGCCTCTGAACCAAAGACAGCAGAAAATGCACGTAAAAGAATTGAAAGAGCCAAGATTGAACTAAGTGATTGGTTAGAATCATTAAATACAGAAGACTCATTTACTACAACAATGGAAAAGGTATTTACTGATTTGCAGGCAACAGGAAATGGTTACCTTGAAGTAGGAAGAACAGTTCGTGGAGACATTGGTTATGTTGGTCATATTCCATCTACAACAATGCGTGTACGTCGTCTTCGTGATGGATTTGTTCAGGTAATTGCAAACAAGGTAGTTTACTTCCGTAACTTTGGAGCAACTAATCCAAATCCACTTGGAACAGATGCTCGTCCAAATGAAATTATTCATTTTAAAGAATATTCACCACTAAATACTTTTTATGGAGTACCAGATATTATGTCTGCAATTGGATCACTTCATGGAGATCAACTTGCATCACAATACAATATTGATTATTTCCAAAACAAAGCAACCCCAAGATATGTTGTAACACTTAAAGGCGCAAAGTTGTCTGCAGAGGCAGAAGATAAAATGTTTAGATTTTTGCAGACTGGTCTAAAGGGACAAAATCATAGAACTCTTTACATACCACTTCCTGGAGATTCAGATACCAACAAGGTAGAGTTTAAAATGGATCCTGTAGAGAATGGAATTCAGGAGGCATCATTTAAAGAGTATCGCAAACAAAATAGAGACGATATTCTTGTTGCTCATCAAGTTCCTCTTTCCAAGATTGGTGGAGGAGATGCATCTGCTATCGCTGCTGCCCTTGCACAAGACAGAACCTTTAAAGAGCAGGTTGCAAGACCAGCCCAAAGAAATCTTGAAAAAATGATCAACAAGATTGTAAAAGAAAAAACAGATATTTTAGATTTTAAGTTTAATGAACTTACACTTACAGACGAAATTTCTCAATCACAAATTATCGAAAGGCTTGTTAAGACACAGGTTATGATGCCAAACGAAGGCAGAGAACTCCTTGGTCTTCCACAGATTGAAGGCGGAAATGAGCCTTTTGATCCAAAGCCAGAACAAGCAGCAAACGATAATGCAAGTAGAGCACGGGACACTGAAAGAACTAACAACCAGTCTGATGGATCAGCCACAATAAGTGGAAGAAATCCAAAAGGCGAAGGTCGTAAAGTTGATGATGTGTCTGATATGTCCATATAGTGATACTTTAAAAAAAAGGGTATATAATATAATAACCATGATTATCTCAAAAGCAAATTGGAATACGGATGGCGATAACTTGCGCCTATCTATGCCTTTTAGTAAGGTAGATAAAGAGCGACGAATTGTCTCAGGTTTTGCATCACTTGATAACCTTGACAAGCAAGATGATATTGTAACAGCAGAAGCATCTATGGCAGCCTTTGCAAAGTTTCGTGGGAACATTAGAGAAATGCACCAACCAGTAGCAGTTGGTAAGATGGTTAATTTTAAAGAAGATAAATATTTTGATC